CGATTAAATTAGTATTTAATTGCGTTTGTAAAGTTATATCTTTTAATCCACCAAATTCTTTTGATAATCCTTTTGCAGTTTCTTCCGCATCTTTAAATAAAAAACTAAGACCTAATGTAGATAATTGTGCCGAATCTACAAACCCACCAAAACTTCTAATATTTTTACCAAGTTTATCTGCTGCAAATCCTGCTCCAATTAATATTGAGCCTAAAGTTCCTGCACCGCCAGAAGTTAAAATTGATAATGTATCAAATATACCACTTATTGATTTTTTTATTGATTCATATGTTTTAACTTGCGCTTCTAATTGTTCTTTTTGTCCTTCTGTTAAATTAGATATATTATTTGCAAATTCATATTGTTTTTTTAAATTTTTTACAATATGTGAATGAATCCCTCTAGACCCCTCTAAATCTTTTAATTCACTTTCTATTTCTTTTTGTATCAGCTGTCTTGAAATACTATCTTCTGCTGATAATTGTGCTAATTGTTTATTTAAATCTGATATTTTTTCAAATTGTTTAACTTTATCAGCATCCATGTTAAGGTTTTGGGATTGCTTTTTTATTCTTTCTAAATCAAGATTTCCAAGTTGTGAATAAATACCTTTTAATTCTTTTGCTTTTGATTGCTGATTAATTAAACTATCAACATAATCTTTTGTTGTTTTTTTTACCTCTAATATTTGTGAATTTATTTCTTTTAATTGAACAATAAGAGCTTTATACTCAGGCTTTGCTTTTATATTAGCTCTAGCCAAAGTATCCTCACCTGCTTTTTTAAGCATTTCATTCATCTGCTTTTTTAAATCAGATATTTGCTTTCTAAATTCGTTAAGATTCTCTGCCATTTTTTAGATTATTCGTAATCTTTTAACATTTTTTGCAATTCTTTTGCAAGTTTATCAATATCATCCATTTTTTTAACAATTGGAATTGGCATATCTTTTGATTTTTTAGCTTTTTGTAATGCGTAATTTATAGCGTTACTTTTTAGCCCATCAAAAAAAGAATCTGAGAATTTTTTAGCTGCTCCAAAAAGTCCTTCTTGTTGTATTTCTTTATCAGACATAGTTTTATTAGTTATATTCTATAAATATTCAAGTAAACAAAAAAGTGAGGATATTAACGCATCCTCACTTTTGGTATTTTAATCTTAGATTGTGCTTGCTTTGCCTGTTCTGCTTCTTTTTTCTTAAATTCTATTAATTTGTTAAAATAAAATTTACGAAGGTATGTTGGCATAAAATAAACCTCTGACCAACTAAATCCATTACCAAATTGAACCATTTCCCAAATTTGGCTATGTAATTGAATTTTATAATCAGTTGGAAGGGTAAAAAAAGGAAATCCCAAATGGTATATCCAGCGCCTCCGATTCACCGGTTAATTCTGATGTAAATTCAAATTTTAAATCTAAATCAGGTGACATTTCCTTAACATATGTTCTAAACGCTTTTGTATCTTTTGCTAAAAATGAATTATTAACCCATCTATTAATAAATCCTTTATCCTCATTTCCATCAACTGAAACAATCATATATTTTAGACGAGTAGTTACATCAAATGCACCACCTGAATTTTTATTTAATTTTTCGAGAGCTTGAACCTCTTTTGTAATTTCTTGTTCATCTCCGTGATTAAGTAATTTATATGTAATTTCTTTACCATTAGAAGGTAAAATAAATTTATATTTATTGTTTGCATTTAATATACTAAAATCAATATCTTTAGTTCTTACTTTTGATAAATCAATTATCGTTTTTTGTTTCTCTAATGTAAAAGGGTCAGTAATTTCTACATGGTAATCCGAGCCATATCCTAAAATACGTGTTGCTAAAAGAATAGCGTTTTTATCACCAATAAAAATATCGTTTGGATTGATGCCGGGTTCAACGATTATTGATTCAAATAACTTATCTAATACTACCCCTTTTTTAATAAGGTTTTGGTTTGCAAGAATATCTTCTTCTCTTGCTGTCATATACTTAATTTCTATACTTCCCTTTCTTAAAGGGTGTCCTTCTGGATAAACCAATCCTTGCGATGGTAATTCGATAACTTCGGTTGGAAAATCAAAGTGTTTAGATTGATTTTCAACAGGGGTTGGTTGTTTGATGTTTATTTCTGCCATAACTTTTGTTATTTATTTTGTATATATAAATACATTATTTCAAAAAAATTAGAAATAAAAAGGGATACCTTTTGGATATCCCTTTGTTTTTATAGTTTTTTGTAAGATTAGAATTCAAGAATTGCGTAATCGTATGCTAAAGATAATTCAATTTGTGCAGGTTCGTTAGAATCAAATGATAAATCACCAAAGTTTGCCTGAACAATAAATGCACCTTTCAATTTCCATTGCTCAATTTTATCTCCCACTGGTCCTAACATATAGAAATCTATATCTTTTTTATAGAAATCAGCATATCCACGTCTACCAGTAATAGATTCATGTCCTAAACGTATCCACTCCATTACCGCTTGTGCTCCAGATGGAACGATTGGGTCATATAGAGTGATAGTGATATCTTGCCACTCACCTTTACCTTGCAACTTTCTTTTAATGTTAATGTGGTCTAAAGTAACTGGTTCAAATTGAATTGAAGGTCTTGCTGCTGCTTTAATCATATATGAGGGAATTGTATCAATTTCCATCACATAGCGATTTTTCATTTTAGGTTCGAAGTTCGTATAGAACATCTTATCAAACTCTAATATTTCTGCCATTTTATTATCCTTTTATTTTATATTAATAAATATTGATTTATTTTAAAATCCATATTATGCGTTAAACGAAGCTCCGGTTGGAAGAATGTTGAAATCAATTACGATGAATTCCGCAGTCTTCGCTGGTTGTAAGAAGATTTGTCCAGCTAATATGTTTCTATCAATCACATCAGGAGTATTGTTACTTTCATCCATTACAACTCTAAATGCGTATAAACCTTGTCTTTGTTGAATTGCTTCTAAATAAGGATTTACAGTATTCAAAAATCTTCCTCTAGTTACTGCTGTATTTTGTTCAAATACCAAATAACGAGAAGTAGATGCAATAAACTTCTTAACAGTAATTAGTAATCTTCTTACGTTAATTCTATCTAATGCTGAAGCTTTATCTTGCAATGTTTTTTGTCCAAATGCTACAATACCTTGTCCAGGGAATGCTGCTATTGGGTTTACTTTGTTTTCATAAAGTGTATCTCTTTCAGAATGTGTTAATCTATTCAATACACTAACTGCTCCAGAAATACCACCTCTATTTAAACCAGCAGGTGCGAACCATTCTGCTGCCAATCTATCATTAGAAGCATATACGGCTGGAAGTAAAACTGATGGTGGAACTGATGTTAATTTATTTGTATTTGTATCTATTGTCTTTATCCAAGGATAATAAGTTCCAACATAATTTGAATCTACTGCATTTGCTTCTTCAGTTGCTTCACTAATTGTTGCATTTGATGGTACAAAGTCAGCGATAAAAAATGCATCTTGTCTATCTTCAACCATATCAATTACTTTTGTAATAATTGCTGGGTGGAGAGAACGAATAATACCAGGAGTAACAACTAAGTTAATATCGAATTCATCAGGATTTCCAATAGCATTAATTGCTTTAGTATAAGCTATTGAACCTGAAGAAGTAGATGTAGCGCAATTGAAACCTTGTGTGTTTGCATTACTAATATCAGAACCTAAATTTATTTTTACAGTTGGATTATTACCATCGAAACCATATTGGAATCCTAAAATAAATTGTCTTTTTACCATATCTGATGATACTGAGCCAGTAAGTTGATATGATAATTGAGAATCAAATGCAAATATCACATTTGAACCAGTTTGTGCATTTTCAGGAATAGGTTTTAAATAGTTATGATTATCAGATGATATACCTTCACTTTCAAAATCAAATCCAGAAAAATATAATGGAGATGATGCTGTATTTCCTGTTGAATTTGTTTGAAATACAACTTTAGGAACTTTTAAAGCTTGTGCATTATTTGTAGCTTCAATTGGATTTGTATAAGCACCATGTCCAAAAGGTGCTGCTGAAATAGGATTTCCCGTACTATTTGTAGCCATTTCTACTCTTATGTACTTTGATTTATTTGAGTAATCTCCATTTTCAGTTATCTTTCCATTATTATCTATAGTCAAATATCTATCACCAATTCTTCTTGCTATATAGTTTGGCGAAGCAGGGTCTAAGTTTACATTATTAAATGTTTCTAAAACTATTTTTCTTTTATCGGTATCACCAAATCCTCTAACAGTAATTGTGAATGTAGAATAATCAGTTGCTCCATCTTCACCTGCTGCTTTTACATTGGATATACCAACTTTAAATTTGGTATTATATGGAGTTCCTTGCCCCAAAGTAACAAACTTAAATAGGTCATATCTTTCACCATTTACAATTTGAGATTTTACAAATGGAGTTTCAGCGGAGCTTATATCTCCATATTCTTGAGTAGGAATAGCTGCTGTACTAATTCTTGTACCATTTGAATTTGCATCGGTTGTAGTATTTGTAAATGATGCAGATGCTTCATGTTCAAAATATAAATAAGTGTATGCAAATTTAGGACCAAATGGAGATTCACCAAATACATCAGAAAGGTCATTAGCATCAGATGAAGATATTTGACCTAAAACTCCACCTGAAGTTCCAAACGATGCAGATACTACAAAAGAACCAGATGTTGCACCTGGTGCTATTGTACTGATTGCTGCAGTACCAAACCCATAACTATTATCTCCATTATCAGTTGAATATAAAACTCCTATAAGTTTTTCTCCAACAAGTCCACCAGATGCAAAAATACCAATTGGTGCAACTTGATGATAACCACCAATTCCACCAACTCTTACAATTGTTGCTACTCCAGCTTCTTGCAAATACCTTTGCACAGCATATTCTGTATAATATGTTCCATCAGGTGTTCCGAATATTTCTTCGAATTCTGATTGTGTTCTTACAATAGTTGGAACAAATGCAGGTCCTTGCTTAAAAGGTCCTATAAATGCTGCTCCAATTTCACCTACTCCTTGTGCTAAGAAGGATAAATCATTTTCTCTTGTAAAAACGCCAGGGGATACGATTCTTTCTGCCATTTTATTTCTCCGATTTGTATTTTAAGTTTGTATTTGTTATTTAATGTAAAAATACACATATAAATATAAACAAAATATCCAAAACACAATAATGATGCTTTGGATATTAGGTTTAATAAATTATTTATAAATTATATAGGTTTTGAACCTGTATATGAACCCGAAGTAGGTGCCCAAGGTAAATCGAAGTTATCAACATTAGTCACAATATTTCTTTTACTTTTTATATCTTTTTCAATTCTTTCAGTAATATGGTCCCAATAAGAAGTATTTGAACCACTAACTGCATTCTTAATCCATCCCAATACATTTTCTTCAGTCAATTCTGAGTAGTTTATAAAAGTATCAGGATTTACCGAACTAATTTGAAAAGGTGTTGCTCCGATAAATTTTCCAGAAATATTATCTGCGGTATCAGTTCCTTCGCATTCCCATCTTGTACCTATAATTACATTTTCCAATCCTTCATCGTTTGTTTTGGATACAGATGTAATTTTCCATGTATAATTTATTGCCATTTTATTTTTATTTTAATTATAAATATTTGTTTTTTGTAAATTAACCTATTTCTTGTCTTATCATTGTA